GCCTTTGCCTGTTCCTGCGCCGGCGTCATCTCCGGCAGGTGAAATCCGGCGGCAGCCTCGCCCTCCGGCAGCGACAGGGAGGAAAAAGAAAGATCCAGAGGCATATCCGCAGCGTCGGCCCCGTCAAAGGAAAAATTGTCGTTCATAGTGAAAAATATTTATAATATGTTCAATGTTAAAATGATTTGTAATACTTGCTTACGCCGTTGACCCAATGCTTATTCAATCCGCGCGGATCATTCCCGGCTCCTGCCGGAGCGTACTTCCCGCCAATGGCGGCAATCGTCGTCAACCCCTGGTCCAGATAATGCTTCCTCAACAGGCGGGCGGCGTAATTAATGCTCTCTTCCACGGAGGAAAAAGCGCGCGGGCCGCCTCCATTCGGGCTGATTCCCATGGCGTTATTCTTGCGCAGGAAAGCGGCGCTCGTTCCCTTGCCGGTCTCGTGCATGGCAATAGCCATCAACAGCTTCGGATCCACGCCATACTTCCTTCCCGCATCATAAAAAGCCTGGCTGTACTGTCCCAGCCCCCCCAGCTTGGCGGCAGGCACCCTGGACTCTCCGGCATTCTGCTTCCAATCCTGGCTTCCCGGATATTCTCTCTTGAAAAACTCCCTCATTTCCGGGCTGGCAGGGGAAATCGTCACATTCGTATCCATCTTGGAAGAAAACGTCATCCGCAGCTTGCTGGCGCCGGACAGGGTAAGCTGGGGGGAACTCCCCCTGGTGTAGCCCACCACGGGCAGGGGCTTCCCGCGTCGGGAAGAAGAGGAAGAAGGAACCAGGGCGGCCAGTCCGGAAACGTCGTCGCCAAACCGCTGCCTCATGCTCTCCGGCAGAAGAATGCCGGCGGGCGCGTTCGTATTCACGGTATCTACGGAAACCATGGCAGGGAACGTAACCGGCTTGCGCAACATATCCTTCCGGCGCAGCGTCTGCTTCTCCCCTTCACTCAATAATTTGGGGCCAGCATTAAGCCGTTCGTCGTCCCCCCTCTTCCAGATGATAGACACTTCTTCCTGCTCCCGGTCTATCAGAGCACCCCGTTTGGGAATGATTAAATCCCTACGTCCTGTTACTTCTCTTAAAATTGTTTGGAACTTTTCTTCCTGAATAATTGAAGAAGGTTCCTTACCGTTGTTCATGCTCTTGTACCCTTCGTACCACACCTCAAACGCATCACGTACGTCGCCTTCGGTTTTGGCGGCAAGATTCTTTTGCAGATTCTCGAGCTTCTCCTTTTTATACTCTTGCATCCATTCTTCCTTGCCCTTGGCTTTCATACCGGCCCCAAGAGCGGAATCCAGATACAGTCCATAGGCTCCCGCCGCTTCACTGTGCAGCGTGCCTATAGCCTGATTGTAATCCGCTTGCCGATACAGCGGCATTTCAGCAATTTCCCGCATTCGCTCGGACACCTTTAATACGGGATATTCGTTTTTTCTCCCCGCCCACTTATCCATGCGGTTCAAAATGTCTTTCTGGAACTCGGCTGACTTCGCGTAACGCTTGCACAGAAGGATCACATTTTCCTTC